CTCGACGTATCTTTTTGTAAATATTTTTTCTGGTAAATCTAAACAGTCTTCTTTGAGCACACGGTAAGAAAATTTATCTAATATATCTGCAAGCTCATCTAGTCTTCTGTAAGAAACTACAAGCTGTACAGACCTGCCGCCGAAATTTCTTTTGACCATGTTTGCATAGCGCGCACGAAAACTATAATAAGAAGCGTGACCCAGATGATGTGGGTCTAGGAATTCACATTGACTAAACAAGTCAAGAGGTGACTTTGTAACTGGTGAGCCGGTTAGAATTCTACGATACTTTGCAAGATCCCCTATTTTTAAAATGTTTTTTGTTCTTTTAGCTGTCGGATTTTTGATTGTCGTAGATTCATCAATTCCAAATAAAGCTCGTCCAACAAATATGTTAAGGAAACTATGCGCAAAGTCCAGTCCTTTTGACGTAGAAAAGGCTTCTACGTTCATTATCAATATCTTAAGTTTGTGATTATCTTCAAAAAGTGTGTCTAACTCAGCCTGTTTTTTCTTCGTAATGTTCGGTTCCCACAATACTTTTGTATATTCTATGTGTTCTGGCATGTGTGTAGGAAACTCTATTTGATCCCAGTTCTTGTACACACCTTTAGGCGCTACAATCAAAGCCCCTTTGATAGCGCCCCTGTCATATAGGATAGCTATATTATCAACGAGGACCTTGGATTTACCTGTACCCATCTCCATAAAAAGACCGTATGTCTCTGCAGCCCAGGATTTTTCTAAGGCTTTGAGTTGATGCTCGTATGGCTTAGTTTTAAACTTATAGTTTTTTATCATATTTTAATTTTTCTTTCTTGACATTTATATAATCATCACTATCTTGAATGTCAACACAGAAAGTATGAAATGAGAAATAAGTTATTTGAGTTGTATAGACCAAAACAATTAGCAGAATTTTTAGAGTTCTATAAAGAGAACCCTAATGAAGATTTTGTATATGTTTTGCAACACCCACCTAGAAATATAAATATTTTAACTGCATCTGACTATGGTTATTTAGTTATTTGTTTACCAGAAAATTCACAGATGTTATTTAGTCCAGCACCTTTCATACATAAGATGAGAAAAAATTTACAGAATTTTAAACCTACTGACTATATACTTTGTTCTGGTGATCCTGCTGTCATAGGATTGTCAACAGCAATAGTAAGTGATATAACACAAGGTAGATTTAATTTACTAAAATGGGATAGACAGGAGACAAGATACTATCCTTTAGGTTTTAATTTATTTGAGAAAGGAATAGACGATGACAGAAATAAATTTTGAAGAAGACCAACAAGAGATAATTGAGAAGACTGATATTTCTAGTTTGGCTGGATATTGTAAAGAGCTGAAAGCTTACGAAGATGAGATTGCAGATCTAGAAGAAAAAATAAAATATAAAAAAGAAAAAGCAGACAAGATTAGTTCAGAGATAATACCTAATATGCTAGCAGAGCAAGGGTTATCATCTTTGAAACTCGCTGACGGCAGTTCTGTAGAGGTAAAAAAATCTTACAGTTGCACCATCAAAAAAGATGATGTTGAGTCAGCATACACATGGCTTCGAGAAAACGGGCTAGAAGATCTTATTAAAAATGAGGTCTTTGTTACGTTCGGTAAAGGCGAAGATAACAAGGCGAAGGATCTCCTGGACCTTGCGGAGCAAGAAGGTTATGAGCCACAACAAAAGTCTAAAGTTGAGCCCATGACATTGAAAGCTCTTTATAGAGAGCGTGTCGAGGCCGGCCTCGACATGCCCTCGGATCGTTTTCATTTATTTGTAAAAGATCAAACTAAAATTAGCCGGAAAAAATGAATCATGAATAAGGAGAAAAGAAACATGAACCAAGTAGCAAAAAAAGAAAAGTCAGACGTAGCTCTAGCGAGCATGTTTGAAGCAGACGCTAACACGGGTTTTGGCAATATGGATCAAGATGATTACGCATTGCCATTTCTTAGAGTGTTAGGTCAACTCTCACCCGAGTGTAATAAACGGGACGCCAAATATGTGGATGGTGCTGAACCAGGTATGATATTTAATACCGTGACTAAGCGACTTTACGATGGTGAAGAAGGAGTTAATATAATTCCTTGTTTTTACAAACGGGAGTATGTTGAGTGGAGTGATAGAGGCGAGGGCACAAGTGCTCCTGTAGCTATACATTCTGTTGACAGCGGAATTATCAAAGAAGCAACGAGAGACGCAAGTTATAAAGATAGATTACCAAACGGTAACTACCTTGAAAATACAGCGTCATACTTTGTTGTAGTTGATGATGGTTCTCAAGCGTTAATTTCTATGAAATCTACACAACTAAAAGTGAGTAGAACATGGAACTCAATGATGAACAGCATAAAACTGAAAGGGAAAAATGGTCTGTTCACACCGGCTATGTATAGTCACGTGTACAATCTTAAAACAGTACAACAATCAAATGACAAGGGAACTTGGTTTGGTTGGAATATTGAAAAGGTTGGCCCTGTGCAGGACAAAGGACTGTACGAGGCAGCGAAAAGTTTTGCAGGAAGCGTAAATAAAGGTGACGTAACTGCAAAGCATGGTGGTGAAGGTACATCGCAATCGTCCAGCGAGGTGCCGTTCTAATCATGAAGAAGGAGACGCGTAAGTATATCCCCCCTTATGCGTCTCTGACGTTTGACGAGTATTGGCTCGAACAAGACGAGCTGTGGGATATAAGTTTAAAAGAATCTAAGAAACAGAAAGAAGAAAGGTTAAAAAAATTAGATGAACAGAAAGTGTCCGACATGTCAGACAGAGTTTCAGATAACGAAGTGGCAGAAGGGTAAAATATATTGTAGGGAAAGGTGTAAGCCTACTAACTATGTACCAACAGGTAATAGTGTAGGTAGACCAAAGGCTAAGAAATGAAGTTTAAGGGGATATTTGAAGGCAACAATAGCGCATACGGTCGGCTGATACTATCTGGTAAAAAGGATAGCAGAGGCAAAGAAAAGGGTAAACCTTGGATCAAACGAGAAACGCCTACAGAACAAGTTTGGATAGATCACATAGAAGGTAAACAAGATAAGGATGGTAAACTGTTACCGGCCCTAGGCATTATACCAATAAATGAAGACAACAAATGTAAGTGGGGTTGTATTGATGTTGATGTATACAATTTAGATCACAAAAAAGTTATAGACAAAATAAAAGAACTTAAATTTCCTTTGATAACATTTAGATCTAAGTCTGGTGGAGCTCATCTTTTTTTATTTGCTGATAAATTTATTCCTGCTTTTCTCATGCAGGATAAACTGAGACAGATGTCAGAGGCATTGGGTTACGAGGGTAGTGAGGTATTTCCAAAACAAACAGAACTATTAACTGAAAGAGGTGATGTAGGTAACTTTTTAAATTTACCATATCACGATGGCACAAAAGGATTGCGGTATGCACTAGATGAAGATGGCAAGGCACTTAGTTTAGAATCATTCTATTCTATGTACGACAAGTTTGTACAGACAGAGGAACAGATTGACAGCATACAGATAAAAGCACCACCAAAGAAAAAAGAATATTTTGAAGAAGGACCACCTTGTCTTAACAGACTAGCAGACGAAGGGTTTGGAGAAGGTGCTAGGAACAATGGATTATTTAATGTTGGTGTTTACAGAAAAAAATCTAATCCAGATAATTGGGAAGACATGTTAGTTGCAGATAATTTAAATGTAATGGATCCTCCTCTTGGTAATACAGAGGTACAAGCTCTTATAAAATCTCTTAACAGAAAAGGTTATGACAAGTATAGATGCAAAGACCAACCTATTTGTGGTGTTTGTAATGCATCTAAATGCGCAACAAAAATGTATGGTGTAGGTTACGATGAAGAACAAATGCCTACGCTAGCATCACTGATGAAAGTTACATCTGTGCCACCGCAATGGTTTTTAAATGTAGATGACAAGAGAGTTGAGCTAAAGTCAAAAGAACTAAGAGATATAAATTTATTTGCTGAAGCTGTGCTAGATCAAGTCAGCATTGTCATACCTGAAGTTACTGCAAAGAACTGGAGACAGTTATATTTAAAAAATTTAGTAGAAGGTGTAGACGAAATTGAACCATTAAAATCATTAGACCCTAAATATTTTATTGTAAACTTATTAAAAGATTTTACTGTAAACAGGCCACAAGCAAAAAAGAAAGAAGATATACTTAGAAAGATGGCATGGACAGACGAAGATAACTTTTGTTATTTTAGAATGGATGATTTCTATGCATGGGCAAAAAGAAATAACTGGGAACTAGACAGAACAAAGACTGCAGGTTTGATAAAAGATTTAAAAGTTTTTGAAAAAGAGGTAAGAATGACTTTGAAAGGACAGACACCACATTTAATAAAAATAAAATCCTTGAAAGAAAAGTCTGATGAAAAGCCAGAGATAACACAAGAACCTTTTGAGGAGTCACCATTTTAATGAAAACAATAATACTAGGACCACCAGGTACAGGTAAGACGACAACACTATTAAATTTAGTAGAAGATTTTTTACGTGATGGTGTAGACATAAAAAAGATAGGATACTTTTCTTTTACAAAGAAAGCTGCATGGGAAGCAACACACAGAGCAGAAGAAAAATTTATGATCGATGCAAAAGAGATACCTAATTTTAGGACGTTACATTCTTTTGCTTTTAGAATGTTAAGCATGAATAAGGAGCGTGTGATGAAACATGCAGACTACAGAGATTTTGGGTTGAGGTGTGGTATACCTATCAAGACGGCATGGTATAGTGACGAAGATGGAGTATTTAATTCTGACAACGAATACCTGCGTTTAATAAACAAAGCTAGAGTTTTAGAGATACCTGTACTAGATTTGTACGATAAAAACGAACATCAGATAGACATCGAGCGAGATCTATTATATCTTTTAGATCAAGAACTTATAAGATACAAACAGGAAAAAGGACTCTACGACTACGATGACATGTTGGAGCAATTTGTTAGACAAGACATATCACCATCTTTCGACGTATTATTTATTGACGAAGCACAGGACCTCTCACCTTTGCAGTGGAGAATGGTCAGGACTATTTGGGCGAAAGCAGACAAGACCTACATTGCAGGGGACGATGATCAAGCTATATTTAGATGGGCTGGCGCTGATGTTGATACTTTTATCGCACTTAAAGAAGAAGTAGACCACGTAGATACTCTTAATCAATCGTACAGAATACCAGGTGGACCAATACACGAACTGTCACAAAAAATAATACGAAATGTTACAAACCGGTTTGACAAAGAATACACCCCACGACAAGAGATGGGAGATCTTACAAGATACACAGACGTTACACAGGTGGACATGTCACAAGGCGAATGGTTAGTTTTATCTAGTGCAAATTATTTTTTAGACGACATCAAAGAGTTGTGTGAATTACAGGGTTGGTATTATGCACACAAAAGTAAAAACTCTGTTAAAGTTGATTTACTTCTTGCCATACAAGCATGGGAGAAGTGGAGAGGTTCAGAAACACTTTTGCCTGTAGCATCAATAAAAAATATTTATTCTTATTTAGGTGATAATGTAACCAAGGGTTACAGGATGGGTAAGACAATGGACGAGAACGAAGAAGGTTATTATATTCAAGAGTGTATGGATGATCACGGATTACAAACAGACAGTGTTTGGTTCAAAGCTTTTGCAGGTTTAGATGTTAATACAGAAAACTACATACGAAATATGTTAGCTAACAAAGAGAAGATTACACAAACACCAAGAATTATTTTATCAACAATACATGCTGCCAAAGGAGGTGAAGCTGACAATGTTCTCATACTACCTGATATTACTAAGTCTGCTGTCAACAATAATGATATCAATCCAGATGAACTACACAGGTTATTTTATGTAGCAGTAACCCGTGCAAAAAAATCGCTACACATTTTAGAACCAAAAAATTATGAAAGGGCATACATGCTATGAGCGCATATGATAACCAGGTCGGAGGCGACCACTACAAAAAATATGTTATACAGCCTAGCGAATTCATCAATAAAAACAAGTTGTTATTTCCCGAAGGCTGTGCTATAAAATATATAGTTAGACATCAAGATAAAAGAGGTAAAGAGGACCTCGAGAAAGCAAAACACTTTATTGATATGATCATAGAAAGGGACTATCAAAATGATAAATGAAAAATACAACAAATGGTATGGTGAAAACAGAACCAAAGTAAAATTTATCGAAAGCGGTAAAGAACTTGTTATTGACTCTGATGAGTATTGGATGGAGTTGAAGGGAAAAATTCCAAAAAAAGATGATATGCTAGACAGAGCTCAGACATTTGAAGAAATGAATAAATATGAGTACCCAAGATATGTTTGGCCAACAAAAAATAAAAACGTTTATGCATTAAATATTTTTTACAACCCAAGATTTAAAAAACCAACAGAACAAGAATTAAAAGATGGTGGTGATTATAACATTGAGTTATTTCATAATGACCCTAATCCATCAGCCTCAATGTTAGATTGGGTAAACCATGTTCTTGGTAAAAACTGGTGCAATTCTGCAATGTTAAAAGAAATAATTAGAGAGGCAGAAAGTTATTACAAAAAAGAAAAAAACAAAAGTTTAATGGGACGTAAATACGAAACAAGTAACTAATGAGAACTCTTCAACAACCACTGTTTACACCAGAAACAGAATGGGTACCACCAGACAGATTACCAGATTTATCTAGTCATGCAGAAATAGCAATAGACTTAGAAACAAGAGATCCCAACTTGACCACAATGGGGTCGGGTTCGGTTAGAGGAGATGGGGAGATAGTTGGCATAGCCGTTGCGGTCGAAGGCTGGTCCGGCTATTTTCCCATCGCGCATGAAGGTGGTGGGAACATGGATCGAGGATTAGTTCTGGATTGGTTTGAAGAACTACTTAACAACACCGCTACAAAAATATTTCACAATGCAATGTACGACGTGTCCTGGATACGTTCTCTTGGTTTCCATATTAACGGTGGTATTATAGATACTATGATTGCTGCATCACTCTGTGATGAAAACAGATACAGCTACACACTGGACTCTGTTGGTAAAGATTATATCAACATGCGTAAGAACGAAAAGCTTTTACAGGAAGCTGCAAAAGATTTTGGTGTCAATCCAAAAGCAGAGATGTGGAGATTACCTGCAACATTTGTTGGCGAGTATGCAGAGAAAGACGCAGAAATCACACTAAAACTGTGGCATGCGTTGCAGCATGAAATATCAAAACAAGACCTATGGGACATATTTAATTTAGAAACTAATTTGTTTCCTTGTTTGGTCGATATGAAGTTCAAAGGTGTACGCGTTGACCTGGAGGCGGCAGATAAAGTTAAAAAAGAATTAGCCAAGAGAGAAAAAGAATTATTAAGACAGATAAAAAAGATAGCAGGTTTTGATGTAGAGTTGTGGGCTGGTGCATCAATAGCAAAAGCATTTGATAAATTAAAAATACCTTACGACACAACAGAACTAGGAGCGCCAAGTTTTACAAAAAACTTTCTTGCAACACATCCAGCAGATTTACCAAAGCTTATAGTACAAGCTAGAGAGTTCAACAAAGCCAATACAACATTTATAGATACGATATTAAAACACAGTCACAAGGGCCGCATACATGCAGAGATAAACCAGATACGATCTGATCAAGGCGGCACGGTCACTGGCAGGTTTAG